CTCTGCTCCAGCCCTCTTTGAAATCACGCAGCAGCTTGGACCTATTGCAAACGAGAGAGCAAAGAATAGTGGTCGGGACAAACCAAACGCTGAAGACTGGATGTGGGCCTCTACCTCGGCCACTGGTATGGGTGTACTAAACGCTATTGCCCCAAATGCATCTGGCCTGTTTAAGCGGATGCTAATTGAAGGTGGCACTGAGGCCGTACAAAGTGGCATAGAGCAAGGTGGGTCCACTGCATCCACAGACAAAGGTTTAACTATAGATCCGCGCCAGATGGCTGGCGAAGGCATCCTAGGTGGGACCTCGGCTGGCATGGTTGATACAACTATTGCAGCTGGTAAGAAAACAGGAAAACTATTTACATCAAAGGGTAAGTTTGACCCTCAAGGTATTTCCTCAACTGAGGCACAGGCCAATGCAGATGTCGCACGTCTTCTTAGATCTATATCAGACAGTAATAACTACAGTCTTAAGGATATCGACGTAAACTCTAAGAAAGGCGCAAAACAAACTTTAGAAGCTGCCCACGAGCAGATCTCAAATGCCCTCAAAGACATAACCAAGAATCCTGCTGTAAAGCAGTTCTTAGACCCAAAGCAAGCAAAAGACTTAGACGATCTGATAGATAACTACTCTGCGGCTCAAGTGGCAATCAGGCAGGGATCCAACAAAGTAAAATCACAGGTCACTCAAGAAAACTACGACGCAATCATGCGTCTACTACCCCCTACAAAAGAAGCTGCTGAAATAGCTAACCTTCTGCGCATGTCTAACAGCGTAACAGACCTGTTTGCGAATGGCATGAAGGGGGGCGTTAGCCAGTACACAGATTACTTTAACCCGTTTATCAAAGATGGGTCCTATGACCCCAGCCGTATGGCTAATGTGTTTACAGGTATAGGCTCTGCTGCAGTTCTGGGACCTCAGACCACCGTTCCTTTGTATTTAGGTGGCCGTGCCATAGACAAAGTGACTGGCCGTAGGTTCTCTGTAAATCGTTTTATTAACAAGAATGAAACTAAAGGTGGCCTACCTACAGCGGAAGGGCCATCTTTGATTGCTCTAAGAAATCTACAAGAGCAGCAAGAGGCACTACTACAGGAGCAAGAGACTGAGGCCACAGCCCAGCGCACCGAGGCAGAAAAACAAGCACGCGAACAGCTAAACCTTGAACTTGCCCAGCAGAACGCCCCACCGACCCCGACAAGCCCACAGGAAACCATGGAGACGGCGACTGGCCTTGATCGCAATGGTGTTGCTCGGATCCTACGTATCATCGAGGCAACAAACGCCAACCCAGCCCTTCAAAGAGCCATCAAGGATTACCGTAACTCTATTGCCAGAGGTGGGCGAATAGAAGACAACATGATTTCCCCGTTGATCAGGGCAGTCAAACAGCAGCTGGCCAGTGAGCCACGTCTGGATGCCCTACGTGTACGTGAGCCTGAGGCAGGGACCCAGCAGCAGACTTCAGGGCGCATGTTTACATCTGCTGAGAACTATCAGGCTGGCATTGAAGCAAACCAGCAGATGATACAGGAGTTGTCGGATCAGGCGAACCAAGACAACAGTCTGCGCTTAGTTCACAGGAAGCTAATCACGGATGCATTAGATGCACTCGGAAGAAACCTAGGCCCCAACTCAGAAGCCGCAGCCGCAGCCATAGTTGATCGCCTGATCAACAGCGGAAACGTGCCACAGGCCGCCATAGACCAATATGTGCAGCCCTACGTCGACCGTGTGGTTGGCCAGCAGCAAGCCAAGCAGTCCATGGTGGACCGTGGTGCCACGCGCCTGAGCGAAGAGCCAACCTTTGTACCATCTCAAGACTTTGGTGGGACAACTGACGTAGAGATGGCTACAGGCCTAGCTAAAGCGTACCAGTTTGCCAAAGATCGCCAGTTTGCCAAAGGCAGGGACTTCAAGATTGAACTGCAGCGGATGGCCATTGAGGCGCAGCAGCGCGAAGGCATCGATCTGACGCAGCTGACCCCTGAGAACATTGACAGGCTGTCTGACTTTGTTGTGGGTGATGCGTTAGTAGCCCTACAAGACAACGAGAATGCCATCGGATGGTATGACCGCACGGTTACCGATGCTTTGAACACGCTGTCTCAGGTGTACCCAGAGATCCTAACTAGCGAAAAGAACAAACTACAGTTTATCTGGGCACTTGCAGTGACATCTAACGGAACCAAGGTCGACAAGAACTTTGAGTTGGCCGCAGCTGCATATGAACACCTACAGCGCACAGGCCGCTTTCCAACCAACATCGGTATCGGTGAGGCCGCCAAGGCTATCAATGGTGGATTGGCCCAGTATCACACAATGCTGGAAAAGTTCGCCCGTAAGACCAACAGCGACGAGGGTGACCACAGGTTGCTGGCCGACTTTATGAACTCACAGGTCCCAGTCAAGCAGATTGAGGCCGAGTATGACGTAAAGATCAGCGGAGAAGGAAAAGCCACTCTGGTGCGCGGTGCATCCATCCTTGGACCTAAGATTGGCAACGGTTTCTTCAGTAACCTGTATGGTAATTTTGATGCCCTAACCATGGACCGCTGGCTCATGAGATCTGTGGGCCGCTGGCGTGGTACTCTGATTGATATCAACAAGCCAATGATCAAAAAGAAGCAAGCTGAGATCAAAGGTATGATCTCTGGTATGAACAAAGATCAACTTAAGTCCCTACGTGCTTATCTGAGGCCATACGGCGTCAAAGTAACAAAGAATATGACTAAGGACGACATCAATTATTTGGCTGCTCAAGTTGCAAAGCAATCCACATCGAAGCCGTGGCGCGAAGGTCTGAATGCCATTTCCAATGATGTCAGGAAAGCGGCAAATGGACTTGCAAAATACCTAGACGGTCAGGTAGAGGCCCCAGCTGGCGCACGGGAGCGGGATTTTATCAGAGACGTGTTTACACAGGCACTTGATCGTCTCAATAACAACCCGATAGTCAAACAGGCGTCGAGCGAAGGTTTGACCATGAGTGATCTACAGGCTCTCTTGTGGTATCCAGAAAAGCGCCTATATGATACAGCAAAGGCCCCAGAAGGGCAGGAAAGCCGAGGATATTCTGATGACGAAGCGCCAGACTATGCAAACGCAGCCAGAAAACTTGTCGAAGCGAGTTCGGCAGACACTGGACGAAGTGGATTGGGATCTGTTGGACGAGATGGATCTGGAGGACGAGGGCCAGCCCTTGCCAATGCAGGATTACTCTCCGATGTCCCCCAAGCAGGGCAACAACTAGATGAAGCCCCAGCAGGAAATCCGCGAGGTGCCTTATTCAACGCTGAAGAAAATCCGCAAGGAGTTGCAGGAACTCTCGCGCAACGAATGCTACAGCAGCCCAACGATCAAAATCAACTGGCAACCAGACCCCCAACAGTTCAGGAAGCAGCTGCTCAAAAAGAAGCCGTAAAGGCACTCTTTGAGATAGGCAAAAAGGGTTCCAAGTACGAGAACGGGATCCAGTCTATTGAGGACGCACGTAAACTTGCCAAAGCCCTTGGTCAGTTTATCAACCTGTACTCAGACCAGCAAAAGATGCTGAAAGACTTAGGGTACTCTCCTGATAGAACGGGCATCCGAGGCATCTTTAAACAAGATACCAACCGAGGTGGGTCCACTGGTGAAGTCTTTGGTCTAAGAGCAGGGGTTGAAATTAATGGCGAGACCATCACCGAATACGGGTCTTTAGCCACTTTCTTACATGAGGTATCTCACGGTCTTGCGATGGGTCCCTCTTCAAGTGAGCGGGGTCGTCTAACGATAAGCGACTTGGTCGATGGTAAAAACCAGCTGAAAACTAGGGGCAAAACAGAAGAAACTGTCCGTGGTAGCTGGCAAAGCGCACTTCTGCCTTTGCTTGCAAAAGCCGACGAAAAAGATCCAAACATACCGTGGCTACCAAAAAACACTGTTATCAAGGAAATCCAGAACCTTCAGGAAAACATCGAGGTTTACTCCGAGAAAAACCCAAATGACCGCAGGGCCGTCAGACTTATTGCAAATCTAAGGCAGGAATATGCCGATCACGAAGATATGATACGCAGTGATTACCCGTCACTGACTGATAAACAAGTAAATCAGGTTCTAAGAGACCATAAGCGTTTTGTGGACAAGCATTCTGACTATGTTCAATCCCTGTCAGAGTTTGCCGTGGATCCAATCTGGGTCTACCTCGCCAACCCACGGCTGGCCAAGGAAGTGATGCCTGAGACCACCAAGATGATCAGGGAAAACTTCCGCGCAGCCAAGAACCCTAATGTTCAGTTCTATGCTCACCCACTGGCAATGGGTGTTGCCATCATGCTGGCGATAATGGCCCAGCAGGAAGCAGCTGACGACGAGGAAGAGCAGCAGCAGCAACAAATGCCGGCTGGTGCCCTTTCCCCCCAGATGGGCATTTTGTCAGCCGCCTAAAGCACTAAACTCACCAAGGAGACATTGAGATGAGTTCTCACACGACCTTCGACCTCGTGGAGATGCTGGAGTCCTTTGAGAAAGTCAAAGGTTCCACCATCATAAGCGAAGATCAAAAGTACATCATCTGGGGCGAGATGCTGCTGTCACTACCACCGCAGCAATTCTTCAGAGGATGCCCAGAGACCTACAGGATCGTCGCTGGGATCATCTCAAAGCAGTTACAGAAAGGCCAAGATGCCCAAGCCAAAGCAGCCCCGAAAAAAGGCTCCCGAAAAGGAGCTAACGCACCCCAAAAAGGCAACGCCAAAGAAGAACCATTACTTCTCGAACCTGATGAAGACACCAGAAGGCCGCGCACTAAGAAAACAATGGTCAACAAAGCCCCGTAAGAACTCTGGGCGACCCGTGGGTGTAGTCGACGGCTATACGAAAGAAATGCTTGTGCCCATAAGGGAGAAATCCATGAAAGAAGCAGAAGAAATCGTCAAAAAGATGTCCAAAGATTACAACATCGAGGACGAGTACGCCAAGGAAGCCCTCAAGACTGCGGTTCAGATCATGCGTGAACCAGCGCAGAACCGAGACAAGCTGGCAGCTGCTCGTATGGTCCTTGATTTTACCAAGTCAAAGCCCGTCGCAAAGAGCGAGGTGGCCATCGGCAAGGCCGAGGCTTTCCTCAGTTCCCTGCTAGAGGACGACGATCAAGGAGTGAGCGATGGATCCCAAGTTACGGACGGTTCGCAAACGTCTATTCACTGAGTTTGACTTCTATTCCAAGAATGCGCTCAAGATCCGCACCAAGCAGGGGGACATCTCTGCTCTAAACCTCAAGCCAGCCCAGCGCCTTCTGAATGACGCAGTGGAGCAACAGATGGCCACTGAGGGCAAGGTCAGGATCATCATCCTGAAAGCCCGTCAGCAGGGCCTAAGCACCTACGTGGGCGGCTACCTGTATTTCTCAGTGAGCCAAAGACCAGCCTGTAAGGCGATGGTCATTACGCACCACTCGGACAGTACCCGTGCCCTCTTTGATATGACCAAAAGGTATCACGACAACTGTCCCGATGTGCTTAAGCCCCACACCAAGTATAGTAGCCGCCGAGAGTTGTCTTTTGATGTCCTCGACAGCAGCTACGTGGTGGCAACCGCTGGTGGTGATGCCATCGGACGGGGCGAGACCCTGACCCACGTACATGCATCGGAACTTGCGTTCTGGTCCAAGACAACAGCAGCTGAAAACTGGAACTCCCTGACGCAGTCTGTGCCCAACACCAAGGGCACTGCGATCTTTGTGGAGTCCACGGCCAACGGTGTCTCAGGTGTCTTCTATGACCTGTGGAAGGGCGCCGTGGATGGCTCCAATGGCTATGTGCCCGTGTTTATACCGTGGTATCTGGATCCTGAGTACCGAGAGGACGTTCCAGAGAACTTTGAGAGGACCCCAGAAGAAGAGGACCTCGCAGAGGCCTATAACTTGGACGACGGCCAGCTGATGTTTCGTCGGCGCAAGGTCGCCCAAAACGGTCTCGATCTGTTCAAGCAGGAGTATCCAGCCGAGCCTGAGGAAGCCTTCCTGACCACTGGTCGTCCCGTGTTCAATCCTGAGCAGCTACAGAAGCGTCTGGGAGAGGCTGAGGACGTCAAGCAGCGGCTGGCGCTAGAGGCTGAAGAGTGGCTGAACAACGCCCGTGGTGAACTGTCGACCTACAGGCTCCACGACGAGGGTGAGCAGTATGTCATTGGTGCCGACGTGGCTATGGGTGTCCGCAATGGCGACTACAGCGTTGCCCAGATCCTCGATAGCAAAAAGAGACAGGTGGGAACTTGGCGCGGCCATGTGCATCCCGACTACTTTGCCGAGGTCCTCTTTAGGCTCGGTCAGTATTACAACGAAGCCCTGATCATCGTAGAGAACAACTCTCATGGGATCTTGACCTGTACGCGCCTCGGAAAAGACATGGCGTATCCAAATTTCTACACAGAGATACAGGTCGATAAACTGACAGATCGGGAAACCATCAAACTTGGGTTCACAACCACGGCCAAAACCAAGCCGTTGGTCATCGACCAGCTGAGAGCCAGCGTCAGGGATGACGAGATCGAACTAAACGACAAAACCACACTGCGCGAGATGCTGACGTACATCGTCACAGAGTCGGGAGCAATGGAAGCCGAGGCTGGCTGCTATGACGACTGTGTCATGGCACTGGCCCTGTGCAATCACGTCCACGAGGGTGCGTGGGAACCTATAGAGGCAAGCAATGATTACTACGTTGAAATGGTCTAAATAACATGGCTAAAAAATCAGAATACAAGAAGCTGGATGACGACCAGATTGTCACGATCATCGACAACACCGCCCGTCGATCTATCGGCTACTATGACAGCCAGATCAGCAGGGAGCGGCAAAAGGTCGTTGACTACTATAATGCAACCCTTCCTCGGCCAGCCCACGACGGCAACAGCAAGTATGTCTCACAGGACGTCTATGATGCCGTGGAGAGTGCCAAGGCTGCCCTGTTGGAGACCTTTAGCAGCGGCAACAAGATCGTCAGATTTGCCCCTCAGGGACCTGAGGACGTTTCTATGGCCACGGTCTGCACTGAGTACACATCTTTTGTTGCCCAGCGCCAGAATGACCTCTTCAGTGTTATGCAGACAGCCCTGCACGACGGCCTGATAGCACGGGCTGGTATCGTCAAGGTTTACTGGGCCAACAAGACCGACAGCCACCTTGAGTCAGTCGAGGATCTCACAGAGGATGAACTGGATGCTCTTCTGGCTGATGACAACGTCGAGATCGAGGAGATTGTCGAGGATGAACTAGGGCTTTACAGCGGTGAACTTCGCGTCACCCGTGACACCTCACAGGTCGTCATAGAGAACATCAGTCCTGAGAGTTTCCTCATTGAACCACAGGCCAAAAGCCTTG